CCACTGCTTCGGTCACCCTTGCCGTTGAGCAAAGCTTTTTTAGTGTGGTGCCGTTCCAGGTCATGATTCCGGATTTCAGTGTGACCTCTTCATCGGTCATTACGATCTTGGATACCAGTCCCAAATCATCTTTTGCCTCGTAAAAACTAGGCTTATAATCCAGGGTTGCGCCGCCACTGATAAGTCCGAGAAGATTTGTCTCTACCTCCAGAACTAGGTCTGTGGGTATTGTGGTTACAAACTCAGCCGTGTATATTTTACCTGAGCCTAATACAATTTTTTCATCTGCTGTTGGCATATTTCTGCCTCCTTATATTTTTTCTGTGAATGTGAATGAGTATATGGTTTCGTACATCTTTTCAGATGATAACCACATTCTGTCTCTTGAAAACTCCACCGGAATAGCATTGAGTATTTCATCAATTTCGTTTTCTTTCAGTGGGTCTACTTTGTCAGCATAAAACTCTAGTGTGATATCACGGTCAGCAATGTTGTTTTTCTTGTCTGCACCTCTGACGCCTCTCGACTCCATGAATATGAGGTAGGGTAATTTAGGTGCAGTATAAAAGCTTTCTTCTGCCATTGGAATGTTTAGCGATTGTAACAGTGTTCTTATATCCCTCAACTAGATCACCCCATTCTCAATGATTGCTTTGACATTATCTTCGTAGTCCTTGACTAGCTTTTCTTCAATTGGCTGGATGTGTACCTTTCCAGGAACTCTTCCGCCGTTTGTTTTCGCGTGTCCGTGTTCAAGTAGGTGAGCCAGTCCGGGCTTGTATTTGTTGTGAATAACGTATCTTGACCGATGCCTGACACTCTCATTTTGTACCGCCCAGCCCTTGTTGTAGGGCTTATCCTGGGCGGTTTTAAAAGTGGCTGCCGATACGGCTTTGAGTTCCTTGGTGGCTTCTTTAGCAAGCCTTGCGGTCATTTCTGCAATTTCTTCTTCCACATCCGTGGTGTACTTGATCATTAGCTTTCCAAAAGCCCTGTCAAAGTCGCCAATTTGAATAGCGCCAGTTACCTTTGTCATGGTAGCGACACCACCAGTTCGATAATGTCGCTCTTGATATATGTTCTTAAAATGCTATACAGCTTTCCCTCGTGTTTGATGTATTTGTTATCGGCATATTCAAAACTCTTAATCTCGAATACGAGTTCAGGCTTTAAACCTGCTCCTGCAGCCTGATAAAACTCAGACTGTCTTACCGATTTTTTGTTAGCAAATATTTCTACCCACACCGAGGGAATGTCTGGCTGTTCGTAGGTTGTAATTACCGGTGGAGTACCCAGTTCAATTATGTCTTTCCACATCTATACCACCGCCGATGTATTGTATTCCGGACACATGGAGAGATGAGCTACAAGACTATCAAATCGTATCTGGTACTTATCCGATTCTGCATTATCCAGGCCGAAATTAGCCTTGCTGTATAGGATAATTGCTCGCTTTATCATTGGATCAGTGTCCAATATAGCGGCTTCCACTATCCCTGAGAGTGTAAGCTGCATCTTCGCCGCATCGACGAGATCCAGAATCTCAGCATCCATGGAACTATGCGTAATTCTAAGATTAAGTTTTACATCGTCTATGAGCACAAGATCACGCTCCTTTTTAAATAAAAGAGAGGGCTGTTAACCCTCTCAGTGTTATTGCTATGCGAACTTTTTAGTGATGGTAACAAGTGAGTTCTTATCGACTACCTTGCCATCGGCCAGCATGAGAGCCTTTGTGATCTGGTCGTCAGTGTCGTTGTCTTCATATCTCTTAACGGTTACATCGTAGTTCGTGTTCAGGACATAATCCTTGAAGTTGAACAGAAACGCAACAACAGTGTCGGCGGCGATGGTCGCACCAAGGCTTGTCATGTAGTTGTTCAGGATTACAGGTCTTCCGAGCAGTGTTCTTTCAGGCTTGCCATTGATTCCGCTGTTAACTCTGGCAATAGGCTGTTTCTGAGAGTCAACCATACCGATGAACTTCATGAAAGTCTTCTTTGTCATGCCGTAAACTGCATCATTTTCGTATTCGAGTGGAAGAGCCGCTTCAGCTTCTACCAGGGTAGCATACGCAACATCACCGGCAGCGGTAATGTCTACATTCTGTCCGACAACAACTGTCTCAGCAAGGATTCCTTTGGGCTGTCCGATACCAGTACCGCTTATTACAGCCTGTTCAAGCGTCTTTACCATTGCTTCAGCGATGTTGTTGGTGATGGAGAGTTCAAATACAGACAGTGAAACCACGGAAGTTTCAAAGGACATTGAAACAGCACATCTCAGCTTGTAATAGCTGAATACGACCTCTCCGGTTGCCTTCTTCTGCTTGTCGGAAGTTGCACCCTCAGCAACCCATGTCGCTACAGGCTTTACGCTGGATGTAGGGATCGAAACGCCGCCCTTGTATGAAGTCTTTGTGATTAGTGGCAGGATCATGCCTGTTGCTTCCATTTTCTCGATGATTTTATCAAGGATTGTGTTTGGAATCACTGTTCCAACATCAGTTGTCTTTGTATTTGCATCCACGTTGAACTGTGCAGGAATCGGAGTACCGTTCACAACGTAGTTCATGAATGCTTTTCTGTATTCCATACCGTTGTAGATATTGTCGTCAGCCACATTGTTCATCGAATCGATTACTTTTGCCATTTGCACTGTCACCCCTTTGTTTTCTATTTCTGTTACCTTGGTCTTATCTTCCAACGCCTTAATGTTTGCGTTTGCTAGGACTACTACATCCCACTGTGCATCCAGTGCCTCTACTTCTTTTACCTTTGCAGCGTAGTCATCCATTTTTCCATCTTCGATGAATGCCTTCATTTCCGCTAGTAGACTTGCCCTCTGTGCCATGTATTTTTCTCTGTTCATTATTTTATTCCTCCTATTAATTCGTAATATTTGAGTGTAGCCTCCGCTTTTTTGAGCGTTAAAATATCCGCATCATTACCGAGCGGATTTTTCATTGAATTTCTTATTTTGTTGATGACTTCAGGCGGTAAAATTTCTGTGGCCCCATAGCTCGCAACCAGCCCGATGTTGTCGCTAAACATTACTTCATCGATCAATTTATTTTCCAACGCCTGTTGAGCCGTGAACCATGTTTCCTGGTCCATAAGACTGAGTAATTCCACCTGAGTCTTTCCACTCTTCAGCCGGTAAGCGTTTGCGATGGTGTCATTCGCGTTCTTCAGCACCGATGATGCATGCGCCATGTCTCGATGATCACCGGCAGCCATGGACGATACATTATGAATCATCATTTGAGCCGTTGGAGACATCAATACCTTTTTGCCAGCCATGGCAATTACAGAAGCGGCAGATGCAGCCAAGCCTACTATTTTCACGGTCACATTGCCTTTGTATGATTTGAGCGCCGTGTATATTTCACTACCTGCAAAAACGTCTCCGCCTCCGGAATTAATTTCAACCTCTAACTCATCCCCTGCGGCCTCATCAATTAATTTGCTGACATGTTTGGGACTGGTTGCCTCAATCTCAAAATAATCATAAATCCATTGGTCATCAGATCTTATGATGGGACCTTTCACATTAATCTTTTTCATTTATTCACCCCCTTTCCCAGCTGAAACTACGGCAGTATCAAGCCTTCTTATTGGTACATCTCCGCCAGAAACAGGAGCCAAACCACCAAGGATTTTACGCCATTCGTTTGGCGTCATTGCTCCCCTGTCAACCATCTGCAATAAACTCAGCTTTGTTGACATGTTGGCATATTGTAAATTTGAAGCTTCAAACATGATGCTGTTTCCAAACCCTCTTTCTCTTCGTGTGAATAGCTTTCGGCTGTACTCACCACTTGCTTGCATTGCGAACGGTTCGATTTCAGACTCATAATAAGAGTTCCATTCGTCTTCTGACCAACTCGATTGCACTATTTTTTGATTGGTTCCAAAAAACGAATAGATCCTCTGGACCGTCTTCTCCATTTGCATCGCATTTGGAACGTAGTCTTTAGGATCTACTTGCTGTGCATCAAATTTAGCATCCGTTGATGCCGCTCCGGTTGAACCGTTGTCTATGCTGAGGTAATCATTTATAAACTGATCTGTTTGTGTCTTCATGTCCTCTGGTCTTAGTATGGTGTTGAATTTTAGTAGCCACCGCACAATATTTGAGTTCTTAATGGCCTTAACAATGCCCTGATCAGTGGTATTCACGATTTCCATTAGTGGAATCAGTGCGTCCCTTGGACTTGTCCCAAAAATGTCATTTTCGTTTACGTCCTGTCTCAGGTGGATGATGTCGGTATATGCGTATGTGACCGTCCTTCCATTTCTCATGAGACATTTCAAAAACAGTTCTCCCTGTTTGTCGTATATTGCTTCCGCACTCAGGCAGGGAATTGGATACATTTCAACGGGGAACCCGTTATCGTCCCGATGGATGTAAATAAACGCATTATTGTTTAATTGCAATTGCGTTGCTACCTTTTCCTGCATCACTTGGCCGGTCATATAAGAATTAGGTTCTTCCAATAGGAATCTCATGTATACTTCCGGATTGATTTTCAAATTAATGGAACCGTCTGTATTAACCGTCTCCCTTATGTGCTTTGCCACAAGCTTGCCGATTGCTTTTACCTTTGGCCTTATACAAGCCCGGACAATGTCACTCTTGTACAGGTTCCCATTCCAAGCAAAAAAGCCATTTCCCCTATCGGTAATCATTTCATATCGCGATGTATTGACCGATTTGTTGAATAATCTCCCTAGCAATCCCACTTGCTCACCTCCTTAAATAATATTCATGTAACTGTCTTTATATTTTTCTAGCGTGATGTAGGCATCCATTAGGCTTGCCACTCCATCAATTCTCCTGGTTGATTTACTTGTTTTTACAAGTGCGATGTTGTCGTTTGTGTCTGTCTTAATGGCCGCATTACTCATGTTCCATTTCAGGATAGGAGAATTGTTATAATTAATTCGCTTTGCCTTTAGATCCGCCGCAAAATTGAACATTGGTGTGCTGAATGTCTTGGGTCCCTGAATAACAGGTTCAATGGACTCTTTACCAAAATTGTTTACAAGCTCATCCACAACATATTTGCTGTTCCATGCGTCGTACCCTATTTTGTAAATATAGATATCGAGTTTCTTTTGTACTTCTACAAACCATGCAGTAACATCCTTGTAATCAATCTTGTTGCCCTCTGACAGCTTCATTAATCCCTGGTCAACCCATTTGTCATATGGTATCTTGTCCTCCTGCACTCGTGCCTCAATGAGGTCAGCGGGTAGCCAGTACATTTGATGTACATATAGGGTTTCATCATTGGGTACCCTAAAGATTACCGTCGCACATGTTAAGTCTGTGGTATTCGATAGGTCTAAACCACCGACACAGTATCTAGGCTTCAGTGTTGCGATGTCGAATGTCGCTGTATTGTTCAATTCGTCGAATCCTAGCCATGATTCGGATGAGGTTTCTCGGATATTGAACTCTTTACAGACAAGATTCTTTACAAGGTGGCTGTTATTCTTCGCCTTTTCAACTTTAGCGGTCAATGTCTTCAGGTTCTTGATGGTTCCTAACCCCGGATTAGCTTTCTTCCAACATGCCGGGTCCCTCCACTCTTCGCGAGAGTCTAATTCATAGATGAACGCAATGAAGTGTTCGTCCTTATACCCATCAGGATCACCGTAACCATTAATTACCCGTTCCGCTTCTTCGTACTTCTCATCGTAGATATCTTCACGGACAGTTCCAGCGGTTGATGTGATGTAAATCAGCGGCTGTTCTCGTGCGGATGTTCCGTCAGCCATGATGTCATACAGTGGCTTTCCGTTCTTCCACTGATGTATTTCATCCATGAGTACGCAATGAATGTTAAGGCCATCCAGGGTGTCTGAGTCGGATGCCACCGGCTTGAATGTACCTTCGTTAAAATCACTAGGCATCTCACCGACTAATCGGCGGATTCTCTTCTTTAGCGTGGGGGATTTATTAACCATCCTCTTTGCTTCGCCCCATATGATCTTCGCCTGGTCTCTTTTTGTGGCCACGGCATAAACTTCAGGCCCCGGTTCGCTATCACCCACCTGCATGTATAATCCAACGATTGACGCCAGTAGGGACTTACCATTTTTCTTTCCCACGATGAGAACTGATTCTCGGTATTGCCGGTTTCCTTCGATATCAATGAATCCAAAGATAACCGCAAGGTGCGCCTTTTCCCACAGTTCTAGAACTACAGGTTTACCGCCCATCTTTCCCTTGGAATGTCTGCAGTAGTTTTCCGCAAACTCAATAACGTGGTTTGCCCTGACATTACTGTAATAATATTCGGAATCGTTGTTGACCAGATCACGTGCGGCCTTCATGTAAGTTTTATATACCTTCAAAGGTACAATTTCTTTCCCGCTTTTTATCAGGTCCCAATATTCCTGGATAGGATTATAGTTTTCAGGGTACCTAACCATCGCGATCATTGATGAACTCATCGAATCCATCTCCCTTTGCCGGCCTTAGTTCTGGCTTAGGCACTAGGTCGCTCAACTGCTTTATGATGCTCTGGTAGTTCTTATTCATCGTATTGTACAGTCGTGCGATAGGTCGCTCCCTTTCGTATGGCTCCATTTGAGCTGATTGTGAAAAGGGCTCAACGAATCCATTCTCATCCAGGTCAATCTCCATCCATTCGAGCGTGATTCTCATATAAGCAGCTCTCTGAATCAACCCTTCGATAATGCCCTTACTAGCTTTGGGTACCAATTTGTAAATATTCTTAAGTCTTAGTTCTTCTCTGTGGATCTTGGTTTCTCTAGGTATCTCTTTCTTTGTTGCCATAAAAATCACCTCTTTTCATCGCGAATTTAGGGAGGGGGGTCACGTGAACATCCTGCGCATTCTTCCGTTATATCCCCATCGGTCCTTACCATTGTGTGTAATTCGACACAATGGGGGGAGTATGTATATAATATAATTATATATCGCTTTCTTTTTCTACAATGTTCCCTAGTGCATCGAACTTTAAACCCTCAATGGTTGGCCCGTACTGTCCATGATGTTCCCATGCGTGACAGTCTTGACACAGTGCTTCCAGGTTGTTCCAGTTGAGTGTTATATCTGTATCGTTGATGTTGGTTGGTCTTAGATAAGTCTTGTGATGCACTAACTTAGCAGGCACTATCTTGCCCTTCTTCTCACATCTCTCACATAGTCCATGTACTGATGATAGGTAAGATGTCCTGGTAGATTGCCATTGCTTTGATTTGTAGAATGCTCTAGCGAACTCCTTCACTATCTCACCTGCTTAACAACGCCATGTTCAACCTTATAACTGCTATGATCCATGCACTCATTGAGATTATCATAAGCACCAATAACAACCGTATTGTTATGCCTGCCATCCATCGGACAGCCCACATAATTTGTGTTCTCTTGGATGTGTACACGAGGCATAAAGAATTCAGCATTGCATTCCTTGCATCTAAACATGATGTAGTTCTTCATTGCCATCTCTATTCCTCCCCATCCAATCGTATTAATTGTTTAACATAGCCTAATATCCTGTTCGATTTCCTGAAATTATCTTCTGCCCATAACGGTTGCAGATTCGTGTAGTTAAAACATTCTCTCTGATTTTC